TGTTGTAACTCTTTTAAGTGACTCTCTACCTACACCAGTATTTTGCTGTCCTGACGTACAATCTAAGCCAGTCCTCATACCTACATAGGTATTATCGTGGCCTGTCATAGCACCGCTACCACCTGCCTCATACCCTATTAGAGTAGAGTGGTCTGTGGTTGTTGCTGCACCACCAGCAGCATAACCCATAACTACGTTGCCATTTCCATCAGTTAAAGCATCACCTGCTAAAGAACCGACAATAGTGTTTTGTGTACCTGTGGTAATTTCTTGCCCAGCTTGCGCTCCGACAGCAGTATTGTAAGCGTTTGTTCCTGAAGTAAAACGCTGGGTTGTTAAAGCTTGATTACCAATAGCTACAGAGTTACTTCCTTGTTGGTCAAAACTTAATGCTTGATAACCTACTGCTACATTCGAATCTGCATCTGTTAAGGCATCACCAGCTAGAGAACCAATTAAAGTATTTTTAATACCTGTTGTAATTGCTCCACCTGCATCATAACCAATACCAACATTGTAATTATCTGTTGCAGATGTAAAATTTTGAGTTCCTAAAGCATTAAAGCCAAGAGCAGTAGCCCTAGAGCCTTGAGTTTCTGTTTGCAAAGACCCATAGCCTAAAGCTGTATTTCTTTCACCTGTTGTAACAGCAGTCGCTGCATTAGATCCAATCGATGTAGTGTATGAACTTGTAGTAATTGCATCTCCAGAGTGGTATCCAACAGCAGTATTGTGGTCACCAGTACTGATTGAAGTTCCTGCATCTTTACCGATAGTAACATTGTTATTACCACCAGAAGCAATACTAGCACCTGCACCTTCGCCTAAGTGTACGTTGTCTGTACCTAGAGTAGCAGGAATTATAGACCCATTCGAATCTATACGTAATCTTTCAGTAGGACTTGACCCATCACTGCCATCGTTAGTGCGAAAAATTAGATCACCTTTTTCATCATCAGCAGTGCCATCGTGAGAAGCCTCAATCTCTGCTAACGTACTAATCTCTCCACCTGATTGCTCACCTTTGAATATCAGAGTGCTTTCTCTGCCGCCGTCAGTATCTTCTTCTGTATCGTTCTTTAGGGTAGCACTAGTTTTAAAGATTGGTGTAGTTGATGTATTACCTACTAACTGTACTTCATTGAATGTTTCAAACCTAACAATGTCATCTACTGCTGCAGCACTTGTTAGAACTATGTCACTACCGTTTGTAGCTGTGTAGTCTACACCACCACCTTCAAGTAACACACCGTTGAGTGTAACCTTTATGCGAGTACCATCTGTGTACCCTAGTGTGTTAAAGGTGGTCTGACCAGCAGTCGCAGTGAAAGATTGGTCTTCTCTTACACTCTGAGGTACAGGTACATTACCTACATATCCAGCCATTATTCTGCCTCCAGTGCGTCTAGTCTAGCTTCTAATGCATCATTCTTTGCTGACAAATCTTGTATTGCTTTAGTTAAAATGGGTATTAGCGCAGATGGGCCAAGTCTTTGTCTACCATCCATAGGATCAGCAGACCACATATCAAATCCATCTTTTATTTCTGGGTGATTATCTATTGCAGTTTTAACTTCTTGAGCAATAAAACCATGTCTTGTTTCACCTTGGCTTTGCATTACTCTATCTTCTGAATCTGCTACATATGCTTTGTGATCTGAAGGAATATCTTTTTCTTTTTTCCACTTAAAAGTAACAGGACGCAAATCATTAATGAAAGACAACCCTGCCGTAGAAGAAGCTATCTCTTCCTTATATCTTTCGTCTGATGGTGCAGTAATAGAAGTAGCCCCAAAAGCAATATTACTGTCTGTAGCCCCATACCCAAAGGTAAAGTTGTTAGCTGCTTGAGTTGTTATACTAGCCCCTATGCCAATTACTTGTG